TCAGCGTGTGAGTTCGCGGACGTAGTCCTGGCAGGCACGCAATGTAATCAATCCGCGGTCGCCGAAATCGGTGATGGCGATAATTCGTCGAGCATGCGCTGGCTCAAGTCGGGCGCGTACGGCGCCATGATCCACGCTGCCGGGGGCGCCGGCGGCGGGCACAGTGGCGCAAGCGCTGTCGCGCTCGACCAGGACCGACAACCGCAGATCAGCAGTGGCAAGCCGATCACGCAGGCGAGCCTGAGTTTGTTGGGCATTGGAAAGCTCCTGAAAGTATCGCGATTCGCTGGCCTGTAGACGCTGCTGCAGGTCTCGCCGTAAAGCCCGCTCGGCCAGCAGTTGGCCGGCAAGCGTCTCGGCTTGCTGACGCATCTGTTGTGCATGGCTGCCCGCCTGCTCGGCCAATTGCCGGCCATAGCGCCACCCCTGGACCTGCCAGGCCAGCAAAGCGGATGCAAGCATGAGCAGCAGGCAGAGCCCCAGCCAGCTGCGGCTCAACAGAGCACCTCGTGTGCTCGCGCCCACAGCGCCAGGCGATCGTCCAGGCCGTTCAGGCCGCCATTGATAAGACGGGTGATGCGGTTGAACTCGCCGCGATCCGCCAGCGCGTTGAGCCCGCGTGAATGCCAGAACCAGGCCGCCGACTCGCAGGCCCAGCGCGGTTGTTCGAGCAACTGCGGCTGCGCCAGCAAGCGCTCATCGCCAAACAGGGCCCGGCTACAGGCCTGATAACTGTTGCGGCCGGTTATCTGAATCAGGCCGCGACCGCAGTACAGCTGGCCATCACCGTCGGCCTGCGGCGTATTACCCAGACGCCGCGCAAGGCTGCCGGTGTCGTAACGGGAGAGGTAGCGATCGCCGCCCAGCTCCTTCACATAGCGCAGTTGGCCGGATTCATGGCCGATCTGTGCGAGAAACGCCGCGATGCGCCTCGGGTGATCGATTTGCCAACGCGGCAAAGCTTCGTTGAGCGCTGCGAGAAAGGTGCCGACCCGCTGGCCGGCGAGGGGAAATATCTGGCTGAGTTGGCCTTCGGTAAGCATGCTGCACCTCCTTGTTTAACAAAAAAAGCCCAGGACGAGGTCTTGGGCTTGAGCCGCAACGATGAGCCGCGCACACGTTGCTCAGACCTTGATAGCCGTGCCTCGCCGCGGCGCGACGCCCGTATTGTTGGATTTGCCCTGGCTGCCTCCATTGCAGTGCACCGTGGTCTGCCAACCGCTGTTGGTGAACAGCTGTTCAACCGAATCGATCAGGTACAGCCCGTCCAGCCCGGCGCAGAAGCCGCTGGTTTCGATGCTGCGCTCGGCAAACAGATCGGTTCGTCCGGCCATCTCCAGGCGCAGGCTGGCGGTGCCACGGTTGAAGCTGGCCAGCCGCGCCCTGGCGGCCTGTTCGGCAGCGGCGCGATTGGGGTAGACGTGGCGGTCGGTATGCACCGGCTGGTCGCCCGGCGTCACCGCGCTGTTGGCCAGCTCGACCACCTGCAGCGCGCCGCTGGCAGGGTCCTGGTGACGGGTACGCACGGCCTTGTGGGTCTGCTGGTCATCCAGGCGGAGCTGCCATTTGCTGACCATGCTGCGGTCAAGCGTGACCACGCCAAGCGGCTTGCCGCTGGCGCTCTTGCCAGCCTGGCGAGGCAGCACCAGCAACTGGCCGTTGGCAAGTTTGGCGGTGCAATCGTAGAGCCGCGCCAGACGCGTGATGAAGGCCAGATCAGACTCCGCGTACTGGTCGACCCGCGCGACCAGTACGGTCAGCGGGCACACCGCCTGCCAGCCGTTACGCGCAGCAATTTCACTGACGATCCTTTGCAGCGGCAGCGCTTCCCAACTGCCGCTGCGGGTGGTCTTGCCGCTGCCGCAGAGGTCGCTGGCCTTGCCGCGGATGACGAGCGTGTCAGGCGGGCCGGACAGCTCGACTTCATCGACCGTAAAGCGCCCAAGCCGGGTCAGCGGTTGCCCGCCATAGCCGAGATGAACCTCGATCGAGGCGCCTCGCGAAGGTAATGCAAGTGCGCCGTCGCGGGCGTCGATACGCAGTTCGAAATCATCTGACTGCATGCCCGGCTTGTCGCTGGTGCGCAGCAGTAGCAGGCGCTGGTTGATCAGCGTGGTGATGTCGTTACCGTCGGCAACGATACGAAACTGTGGTTGCATGGGGTGGCTCCGAAGCAGGGTCAGTCCCACAACTGGACCGTTGTGCCGGCAGCGGCGTGCTGGAGGTCGGGCAAACTGATCAGCACCCCGCCGGCAAACGGCTGGGTCTCATCTGCCAGGCCGTAGTTGGCCGCCAGGACTGCCTCGACGCTGCCGTTGAGGTGGCCGTAATAGTGCTGGCAGAGGCTGTCGAGCAGGTCCCCCTCAGACGTCATGCAGGTCTTGCCCATAGCTGATGAACTCCAGTGAGAAGGTTTGTTTACGCGGGATTCCGCCGGCCAGCAGGCTGCTCTGCTCTTCTTCAACGCTGGTCAGGCACCAGTTGCCAAGCACCTCGCCGTACCCGCTGATCAACGACAGCGGCAGCAATTGCCGACCAATGCTGCGCAGTGCCTGCAACTGGCCGAGCCCGCCTTTGAAAGTTGGGAAGATCGCCCCACGGATATTGATGGTCTCTTCGCCGAGGCCCACCGCCTGTTGCGCGCTGGCGCGGCTGAGGCGTTCCTGACCTGCCCAGCGAAAGCGAGTCTGACGCCGCAGTTGGTCGAAGGCGGCAGTATCCAGATTGAAGTAGTACGCTGCGGCGCCGGGCTTGAGCGGTTGCAGCACCAGCAGGTGCGCAAACGGCTTGACCGCCTCCGCTGCCGGGGTGCTGTCGGGGGCGAAGCCCAGGGTCGAGAGGGCGCCGGTAACTGCCGCGCGCACTCCCCCCACCACCCGACGAACCGCGGCCCCGGCTTTGTCCACTTGCTCGGCGAAGGTGCCGAGGCGAGCACGCACCTGGCGCACCACGGCAAGGGTCTGGTCGTACTTATCGATGACCTTGGCCACCTTGGCCTGGGCCGAAGTGATTGCCCGCATGCTGCGTTGCAGGCGCGCACCGATCGCCGGGCCAACCACCGGCAAACCCTCCAGGGTGGCGACGGCGCCCTGTACATGGCCGATGGCCTGATCCATCGGCTCGAGCATCGCGTCGGCCCGCCGACGCCCCGCTTCCCCCGCCTTGACCAGCGCGTGGAGGCCAGCCTGCAGCTGTTCCTGATAGTTCATGAGTGGTCCTCAACCAACGTGGGGTAGTTCAAACATCTGCACTGCGCGGGCCTGACGCATCAGCTCTTCCAGCTGACGACGGGCTATCGCCTCCAGCTGGAGCAGTGTGCTGGGGTCATTGAGGCTGTTGTTGAAGGTGACCGGCATGTTGGCGGTAAAGGTGAATTGCTGATTGATCATGGGGGTGGGTGCTGTTGGCGCGGTCTGTGCGGGATCGGTCGACAGCGTTGGCTGCTTGGTACACTCGGCCAACGATTGGCACGCGTCTCCAGGTGATGTCGCCGGGTCGGATTCGCGATGGGCCGCAGCCTGCTCTGCTGGGGGCGTGTCTGAGGTCACGAGCCTGGCCAACCAGCCGCCAACCTGCTCGCCACCCATGCTCCCAAGCACGCCGCCAACCAGCCCGCCGATGGCGGTACCAATCACTGGCACCACCGAGCCGATTGCAGCGCCCGCTGCAGCGCCGGCCAAGCCTCCGCCCAAGCCGCCCAGAGCGGTGCCATAGCCTTCGAGCTTCTGCACAGGCGTGACATCGCTGCTGTAGGTGTCGGCGAGTTGAAGGGTGGTGTCCAGCAGTGTCAGGCCTGGAATTCCTTTCCAGGCTTTGCGTGGCTGGAGGAGAGGTGAGCTGGAGCCGACCGTGGTAGAGCCAGTCCGCAAAAGACCTGGCGCAGCACTGAAAAAGCTTGCCCCTCCAGCCTGTACGTATGAAGGGGCCAATGAAGCGGCGGACCAGCCATTGACTGGCGTCAGAGGGGAAACTGTCGCTGCCGCTGGATTGAATGACCGACCTATACCGATAAATTCAACTGTCGATGACGGCGCGTCCGATTCAGTTCTCTTATCGCGTGCTTGTTGCTCCGGTTGCCCCGAACCTGCAGAGCTTGGCGCGGATCCCGCTTCACCTGCTTGCGCAACTGAGGACGCATTCGATGCGGTCGGCTTTGGCTCGTCCTGGAAAAAATCATGCAACTTGCCGCCTGCCAGCCCACCCAGGATGTCGCCGACGAAGCCGCCGATCACCGGCGCATACCGTTGAAGTCGCTTGTTTCTGGAAAAGGCGTTTGCGAGTGCTGTTGCGGTTAGCATCCCGCCTAATCCCCCCACTGCCGCAGCAACCCCCTCGACCTTCTCCTTGCCATCCTCACCTGTGACCAATGCCTTGCCACCAGTGAGCGTAGCGCCAACCACACCTGCACCGAAAACGTCACTCACAGCCTTGAACGCCCGCAATCGTCCAGATGCGGAAGCTTGTTGGCTCACTTTATAGCTTGCGCTGGCAAGAATGGTGGCAGCTGCCGCAAGCGTTGCGAGCATCCCAGCTTTGTTATTTGCGCCTGCCGCAGGCGCCGCCTGGCTCCCGGCTTTTTCAGCATCCTCTCCCTTGAGCGTCACCAGATGCTCCGTCCCCGCAGCGAAGCGCTGCTCTGGCACGGGTGAGGCACTTGTCCCAGGGGGATATTTCAAAGGCGAGCGCCACAGCGCTGGCTGATCCTGCCGCTTGACCCAGATCAGGCCGGATATCACCTGGTCCAGCCGGGTCAAGTTTTGATGCAGACGACCCAGCTGATCGTTCACAGGGATTAGCGTCAGACGCTGTGCCTCTGGCCCCTGCGAAGGGTCCGGCTCGGTCGAGCTGCCGATTCGGCGCCCCGGTTCAAGCACAGGCCCGACACCGGTCCACGCGCTGATGATCAGACCGAGCCGGGTGGTATTCATTTGCTTGCGTAACAGATCGATGCTGATGCGCAGCGCGTCAAGCGCAGCCCCCAACGGCGGGCTGAAGTTGACGCTGAGCCCCAGGTTGAATGGCCCTATTGTCTCTGCCATGGCTTACTCCTGCTCATTCCGAAAGCCACCAGACCATGTCGCTGTACGACATGGTCATGATTTCGCTCGCGGAAAAATTCAGCTCCTTGGCCAGCCGCTTGGCAGCGGCCTTGTGCCGGGCCGGGTCAAAGTTCGTCGTCCTGCACCAGGCGAAAATAGCCCGCCTGCAGACGGCTGTAGTCCTTCAGGGCCAGACCTTCGAGGTCCTTGATACCGACCTCGGCCAGCGAGGCGAACAGGTTCAGTTCACGCTGTTCGTCATCATTGGCGCCGCCCGCATGGGCGTTGCGGATATCGCGCACGGTGGGTGCGCGCAACGACAGGCTATCGACCTGGACGCCATTGGCCTGGCTGGGCCGGGACAGCTGCACGCTGACGCGTTCAGCGCTCAGAGTCAGCCATTGCGGCAGTTTTTTTGCTTGAGCCATGGGCTTCTCCTTAAAGGCCGAGCGCAATGCGCTGCGCGGTCAGTTGATCGACGCCATTGATCACGCGCTTCATGCCCAGCGCATCGATCTCGTAGACCAGTCGGCCATCGACTTCGAGCTTGTAGTAGGTCACGGCCACGCTGTGCTTGATTTCAGCTTTGTCACCGGCCTTCCAGTCGCCCATATCGACTTCCTTGAGGGCGCCGCGCAGGGTCACCACCACCGGATTGATCTTGCCCTTGAGGCCTTTGAAGGCGCCGCGGAAGGTGCCGTTGAAGCCACTGCCATCGGCCAGGCCGAAGAACTTGAGGGCGTCGCGGCGCACGCCGGTGGTGGTGAACGCCGCCTCCTGTTTCTCCATGCCTTGGTCCATTTCGACCGGCATGTCCATGCCGCCTGGGCGGTGCTCTTCCATTTTCAGGGTGAGCTTGGGCAGGGTCAGGCTGGGTACATCGCCCTGGAAGCTGACGCCATCGACGAACAGGTTCAGGTTGGCCAGGGTTTCGGGAATCATTGCCATGTTGATGCGCTCCTTAAGCGACGGAATCGAGGACTTCGGTCAGCCACTGGTTGGTGACTTCAACGCGGAAGTTGGGGTTTTCAGCAGGTGGGACGTCGGTGAAGCGGATGTTCCAGTACACCTTGCCCTGCTCGAGCTGGCTGGCCGTGTTCAGCTCAGGGTCGGCAAACACCTCGAAGTTGATGATCGCGCCCTGGTTCTTCAGGTCGCGCATAAAGGCCTGCAGGCCCTCGGTGACGTCCTTGACGTAGGTCGCGGTAATGGCGCGATCGACCGCCCATTTGTGGCCATACAGGATCGCGTCCATGACGATATCCATGGTCCGCACACGGGTGACGAAGGCCCACTTCGCGTCGGCCGACAAGGTGCGGTTGCCCCACAAACGGAAGCCGTCATCGCGAATGATGGTGGCGATATTGGCGTTGTTGAGCAGGTTGGCCCGGCAGGTTTCGTCACCGTCGAGGAATTCGATCGGGCGACCGGTGCCGGTGATACCGACGAATTCCTTGTTCGATGGCGAGGCCCAGAAGCCGTACTCCGCGTCGGTCCAGGCGAACAGCCCGGCCACATACGCCGAGCCTGGTGCATCGACCGTGGCGTTTTTGCTGGTGTCCCAGTACTGCACACCCGGATCGACCATATAGGCGCGCTTGGCGCCGAACTCGCCGGCATAGGCGATGACCGCTTCATCGGTGGTGTTGGGGCCGTCGATGATGGCAAGTGCGCGCAGCTTGTCAGCCAGCGCCACCAGGGCAGTAGCGACCGCCTGGGTCGCGCTGTGCTTGGGAGTAACCAGCAGACGCGGCTGGGCGTTGAAGCGGCTTTTGCCATCGAGCAGCGCCTGCAGGCCGGTCCGCTTGCCGTCCGCCAAGGTGCCGCCGATGATCGCCGAGGTCTGCTCGGCAGCGTCCTCGAGCTTGGCTACACCACAGGCGACAATGACCGCCTTGGCGCGGGTAAAGACAGCTTGGCAAGCCTTGGTGATTGCCGCGTCAGGGCCGAACGCGGCAATCGCCTCGCGCTCGCTGGTGATCAGCATCAGGTCATTGGGCTGCGCGGTAAGCACTGGCGCCGGGGTGAAGGTATCGACCAAACCAATGATCGAGGACGACGGCAGAGCGATGGTGCGCGCACCGGTGTCGACGTTTGTTACGGTAACGCCGTGAAAGAAGCCAGACATAGACTCTCCAGATATGAAAAGGCCCCGCGTCAGCGAGGCCATTAGGGGTACAGCAGAAAAGAAAACGCCCCGTCGGTGCGGGGCGTTATTGGGATTGGTCGGCGATCCAAGACGGTGCGGCCGGCCTGTGCTCGACGACGGGAAATTGATCTGACTGGGGCCAGTCGCGCAGATCCTGCAGGTAGCCCAGTAGTTCGGCGAACTGGTCGGCTGACAGGGTGGTTTCGCGCTCAAGGTCCTGCTCGTCGCGGTGACGGTCACGCAGCCACTGCCGCGTAGCCAGTTCAGCATCGCGCCATTGCCGCTCTTGCTCTGCCTGCTGTTCCTGTGTAAGCGGCGGCGGGTCAATCAGTATTGGCAGCCCCTGCTCATCATGGCTTCGGAGCTTGCCAGGCTCAGGGTTGCCTATCACCGAATCAAAGCAGTCATCGGAGATTTCCACAGCATCTTCAGGAATTGCCTTATGGATGCCTACGAGGTAGCACATACCCGTACTCATGCTGTAAAGCCGTTTCATAGATCAGTATCCGATTGCAAAGTAGGAATTAGTCTGGGCCGCCGAGTTGGCGCTGAAGAACGTTGATTCTGTGGCTCCCCAGAACTCTGCTGCCTCAAAGGCTGACGAAAGATTGCCCCAAGGCGAACCCACCATGCTCAGGCACTTGGTGGGAAACGGGATCACGAAGTTTTTCTGAGTACCCGCAACAGCAGAAGACGGCACCGTGCCCCATTGAAAAACAAAACCACCTAGCCAAGTTGGCAAAATCAGGTAACCGTTTGACGTCATGCTCGCGGCAAAGCCAAAACGCATTCGTTTGGGCGTTACTACCGCAATTTCAGTAGCCCCCTGGTTGACCTCGGTTTGAGTGGCGATCGTCCCTGTCAGTAGCGGGTTGCCGCTCCACTTCAAGACTCCGGCGGCGTCCATGATCAATCGACCCGCCTTGCGAGCCGCCCAGTAAAACCCAATCCCCGGCGCGTATTCGTCGGTAACCTGGGCCGCACCTACTTCCTGAGCTTCGCGCATCACAAGGCCCACATCCAACGAGCCTATCCCTGCGGTAGGTGACGCCAATTGCGGCTGCTGCCTGCTTGCGTAATTGTTCTTGACCACCAACGCATCGGCGATGCCGTAGCCTGCCAACGTGGTTGCTTTATCGGCTTTCGCATCGGGATCAAAGTTGCCAGAGTGAAAGACCTTGCGAACCGGCTTGTACTCGTTGCCGGTATGGCCTCGGAACAGCAAACTTTCGTCGCGTCCGTAGAGCTGAAATCCGGAGCCGTTCTCGACACTTATTGTCAGCACGCAGCCTGCCGCCACGCCCAAGGCATTCTGATGCCCATTTGACGGGTTCTGATAGATCACCGAACTTTTGACCACCGACGCGATATCCGTCGGGACGCTGGTAAACAGTGGCAGCGCATCGACAATGCCATATCCGCCCAACGTGGTGCCTTTGTTTGCTTTGCTTGCCAGTGCGCTTGTCGTCGTGGTGGCAAAGTTGGGGTCATTGGCCAACGATGCGGCTAGTTTCTTGAGCGTGTCGAGCGTACCCGGTGCTGAATCGACTACGGCGGCAATAGCAGTTTGGACGAATGCGGTGTTGGCGATCTGCAGCGTGTTTGAACCCTTGGCTGCAGTTGGCCCTGTCGGAATACCTGTAAACCCTGGGCTTTCCAGATTCGCCAGCTCGAACGGCTCCTGCCAGGTTCCATCGTTGTTACTTACCCGCCCTAAAATCCGCTTTTGGTAGGGATAGTTGGCAATCTCGAACCCACGATTAGTGGCGTACGCCATACGCTGTACGAATACGAGCAGAGGGTATGGAGATATCACTGAGGGATAGTAGTAGTTGCCAGACGGCAGGCTGTTTAATTCCTCTTTAGTCGCAGGTATGGCGCCGCTGGTGGTATGGCCAAGACCATATTGAGCGTTGAATTGCGCCACCATACGGCGCGCCCAGTAAGTGTTAACCGAACTGTAGTCATTGGACTCAGGCGCAACTGTGGGTACCCGTGGGTTCCCAGTGAAGAGCGGGCTGTCCAACGCAGCCTTGAGCGCGAGCGCGGCAGTGACCTCAGCTTTGGTGTACACGTCCGTCAGACCGTAGCCAGCCACCGTGGTTGGATTGGCTGCAGCCGTGACGTGACCGTTCTTGTCGACCGTAACGCTACGGTAAGTACCGGCAGCAACACCGGTGCGGCCAAACACCATCTCAAAACTCAAGCCCGAAACGCCGAGGGAAATCAGGGCATCAGTGACCAACTGCCAAATGCTATCGCCGTTGGCCGTACCTTTCTCCACGTGCACCAAAAGCCCCGGCGTCACCTTAGCGCTGGTATCCGTGTCTGCAGACCGGGTCCAGGCCCCGGCAGCCACGCTATACAGCCCGTTGTCCTTCGCCGCGGTCTGATTCTTGACCAACACACGGTTGCCGGGCAGCAACGCCACCCCGTCGACCGTCTGCAGGCCGCCGAGGACGATGTTTGCCGTGGTGGCCGCTACCACCGAATGCTTGAAATCCTGCCTCGCCAATTCCTCGGTGACCCACTCCCGAGTGGCAAGTACCACGCTAGGATCAATCTTCAACTGGACGTTGCTGGCACTACTCACCACTAG